AGATAAAATAATCTATCAAATCCCTCTACTAATGAACCAACGGCTTCTAATCCATGTTCGAATAAAAGATTATTATCTCTTCGAAATGGGAAATTTGCTGTACCAGCATCTAGCCATACCTCAGTAATTAGTGAACCGAATAAAAAGAGTCGCCTCTTTAACCGAATAACTGATACAGCAAACGTGGGGCTCGAATTAATCGAGGCAAAACTTAATGCGTTCCATGTAGAACCATCATCTAAATTACTGACATAAAATCGATTATCATTAACATTAGTTACAATAAAATAACCATCCATATAAGTGATATCACCTGGAATAACGCCTGCAGGAAATGTAATTGTTGTTAATGTTAATGCGACCGTATCATAAAGAATTGCCGTGACCCCATCACAAAAAATAATCTGGGTTTGATTAGATACAATCCTTACAAATCCTGTTGTTGTTGTTAAGTTTGGGGGGGAAAGTGGTGTTACAACATAAGCAGTATCCATCTGGAATAATTGATTAGAGGATGCAAAATAGGCTTTATCATCGATAAAAACAAAAGAACCTCTAATGGGTCCTATTCCAATTTGGACTTTCTTATTTAATCCTTGTACCGGATGAAGTGCAGATGTTTTCTTTCCATAAGGATGCAGAACTTCGTACCAATTAATGGTTTGTTCCGCGCTTATTTTCGTTACTTGATCTTTACGAAAGCTTCCAACAATCGGAAAATCAATTTCACGTAATGCTGGATTAACGCTCATACTATAAGCATTCCATTAACAGCATACGCATAAAATGGACCACCAAAATTAAGCGTTCTATCTGTTTTAACCGCTAAATTCCATTCATCAGCAGCGGTCATCTTCTCTTTCATATCTAGATATTCTTTTTCATCAGTCGCCGACCAATTGGCGGATGGGTAAAATGACATTAATTCTCTAGCTAATGAATAACGCAAAAATCTAAAATAAAATGCTGGTAAATTCGTAACATTAGTAAATCGTGTTAAAGAATTTAATGCCACTTTGCATTTCATCTCTATTCCATAAACTTGAGATGGATAAGGATAAAATTCCACAACACTTGTATTACCCTGAATATCTTTCGAGCTTAAAAAGCAAAATACCGGAATACCGGGTAATCCAACTACTCGAATATTATTATAAAATTCAGCTTTACTAATTATTCGAACAGGATAAATAACTGTTCCAAATGTTAAATTAACAAAATCCAATTCAATAATAGGATTTGAAACAATAAATGGAGGGCCTGGGGGCGATGGCGGTTGTGGCAATTGAGAAAAGACATATCTATTTTGGCCGCCAACCATATTAAAATTAATAATAGATTGATAAGGGATGTAAAGTTCAGAGGCATTAAATAATGAAATTAAATCATTAAGCAAATTAAAGCCATCAGACATTTGAACGGCTGAAGGTATTTCATTGGCAGAAATAATACTAGTCTGCCTATAAGCCATAATAATAATATCTTCAGTCGTTCTGTTTGCCATTTCTAGCCCCTTTCTTTAGGACGCCTTCCTCGTTTTTTCTTTACTTCTTCAACTTGCGCTGAGGTTTCGTTTGTTCCATTGTTTTCACAGATCCCTGAGGCTTGATGTACTCGTTCTTCAGGATGTCGATCCCGTAGAATTTGTTCTCCATGTCCGTCACGCTGTAATAATCTGGATTTAGACTCTTCTGTACGTCTCTCGAGTATCCGTTTTGTTTCATCGCTATTCCCCTTTCTAGTTTCAGTTTGTGGCCTATCAAACCACTCGTTTGTTTCTAAATAATTAAAATAATCTTCATCTTTAATTATTTCTGGCAATAAAGTTTTGTGATAAACCACATAAGTCATTTTTTTACCTTTTAGACTGCACTGATAATTTTAAATGCATATTCTTGATGCCATCTAAAACCAGCCAAGAATTCAATACGCGTCATATCGATACCATTAATCATATCGAAACCAATAGTTACACGAAGAGACATTCCTGTTTCTTTATCAACAGCAACACCACATTCTGGCGCATGAACACGAACCATAGGAGGCATAACAAGGGATAAAGCGCGACTTGTATAAGCAAAACTATAACGATAGCGTAATCCATTTCCTAACAAGTTAACTGTTGAGTTAGTAGGAATTGGCATGCTTACATTACGTCGTGGATTAGCGGGATCACTAATGATCGCTGGGAATACGGTCAATGTAGCATTACCTGCTCCATCTGCTGTTACATCCGCTTGAACAACAAAAGGCATTACTTGGCCTGTGTCATCACGCGTAACAGGATTGACAGAGTTAACCGCTGTATTAGTACCTGCTGTTCCAAACCAAATGGTGTCACCTGCTTTGAATGTATCTGTGCTAGGTGTTAACCCATGAACTGTTACTGTGGTCGAACCAGAAGCCACAACACCAGTTACTAATGGAGCACCTGTGACAGTTCCTGATTGATGAATTTGCGTAGCTGGTGATTCAAACATTTGGAAACGTGAATATCTTCCCAATTGTGAGCGGAAAGAAATGTCAGTATTTAATGTTGGATTAAATGCATTTTGGTTGGATGCTTTAAGTGCAGATGCATCACGTGGTGACAATACCATGCTTACATCTTCAGCTGTTGGCATGCCAAGCTCAACCATGCCTGCATTAATAATATCAACTTGCGCAAAGTCAGAAATTGGCGCTGTTGGCGAACCTGAGAAATAGTTAACTTGTAAAAGACCAGATGCTGCAATATCTTTCTCAAGAGTTGCTGCCAAGTTTTGAACAACTGGAGACACGTATCGTTCTTGATATTTTGGCGCTGCTTTAGTGACTTCTAATGTTAATTCTTTAGAGTTGAATGCAATAGCATTTCCGTACTCTGGACCAATGGTTAATGGTGTTGTTTCTTCAAGTGTATCTTCAGGGGTAAGAATTCGACCGCGTTGAGCGATATAACGGTTAACTTTACGAACGTTAACGGTAGAACCTGGCTGATAAGAATTGTCCATAAAATCTGGCTCAAATCCTCTATCAGAGGTCATGATAAAAGGCATGTTGTATTGGAATTGTGCCAGTGACAAGTTAGACACTAGCTGACTAAAGGACAATGTTTGTGGCATCGAGAATGCTCCTATCTAAATAAATGTATGGAATAACTACAGTTATCAGATAAGGCACTGATTGGGCACGAACATATACCATGAGGCGGCATACTGACCGAACATATAACTTAAGGCGTCATATTAACCAAACATATGCATTTTAGGTTACATACTAACCTCTATTGGCGGGATTCGGGTACAACATCAATGCCTTCTTAATTACAGAGCTCAAGACTCCGTCGTCCCTGGGTCCCATAAATCTATTTACAATACTTAGCCTTCATAATGGCTTTTGCACTTGCCATATCTTGGCCTGCTCCGCTTCCAGAAATATCACTTGATCGTGGCAATGGTTTTATAGGATCCGGCGCATTGCTTGTTCGCCTTCCTCTACTTCCATAGTCAATCACATGTTTTAATATTTCTTCATATTGTTCATGAGCTGGCATAGATGTAATCTTTTTCAATTCTCTAGGATTTTTACCTAAATAATACAAGAAATCTGCTCCATTATTTGGCAATCTAGAAGCTATGTCAACAATTTGTTGTGAGTACAAATGACCATTATCTTCAACCACATCTTTAAAATCATTGTATTTATATTTGGCTTCTTCTAATTGTTCTGCTAATTCTTGTTTCTTTTTTACATCATAACTTTGAAATGTTTGTTTAGTGATTTCTTGTCTAAATTCATTTCGCGATTGTTCTAAATCAAATTGTAGAAGAGCTTGTTTCCCTTTCTCTGTTCTTGCATCAAGAACCATACCAGTTACGGGATCATTAAATTTATATTCGCTATCGGGATCGGAAACATGTTGCTGTGGAATATAAGCTTGTTGCCGTTTAACCTCTTCGAGCTCTCGACGCAAATCATGCATCTGCTTTTCTGCTTCTTTTTGCGCCTTTCGTTCTTTATATTTTCCCCACTTTTCAGGATCATCTCTTCCCCACTGAGGGATCCCTTGATCATCATTCGACGAGGATTTTTTTGCTACGGTAGAGCCTGAAGATGGCACTTCTGTCAAGGTTTTGACATCTTCTTCCTCAGTTGATGGATGCGAATCATCTTGTTGTTCATGTTCAACAGCCGAATGATGATCGAGAGATCCTTCATTATTATTGTCTATAACACTATCTGTGTTATTTTCAATAATTGGTTCTTGATTGTTTTCTTGCATTGATTTCCCTTATTTTATTTATCATCTGGTTTTCTAGAATGTAATGCATGATTAGCCAAATGTCCTAATGCATCTTTTCGTAATTCATTATGGCTTTCAATAATCTTGCCTTGTGTCTCTATGACTTTTGCATTGTGATCTAATTCAGCCTTTTTAACTTCTGCATTCTTATTAATAAGTGCTGTCTTAAGTTCTGTTTCCATCTTTTGCATTTCAATATGCATTTTCTGCATATCCATTTGCAATTTACCCATTTGAATTTCCAAGCCTTTTTCTTTTAATTGAATTTGAGCTTGCATCATTTGAGCTTGAGGATCCGGTTGTTGAGGAGGAGGCGGCTTGCCTTCTTCTTTCGCTAATATTTCAGGGGGCACTAATGTTTTTAATCGATCAACAATACCTGGTGTATTATCTAATCCTAGATTCTCACCAATATAATCAGCTGTTAACTGCGCGGCCTGTGGCAATATACGGGCTAAATCTATTAAGATTTGTAATGATTGTGCCTTTTGTACAGCAGCCGATGGGCCCGCATCAATGACTACATCATATTTACCTTTTGTCATGTCATTACTAATGACACCACCCGCGCCTTCTTGATTAATCATGACATGATCGGATTTACCATTTTGTGTCATGACAGGTATTTTCCGTTCAGTATCTAAAATATACGGCTTCATCGACATTAAAACGCGACCTGTCTGCTCAATAGCGCGATTTAAGTTGTCATAAAATACCGCAACTGACATGTTTCCTGTGCGTTGCTGCTCTTTTATCGCAACGCCTGACTTCTCCATTGAATCAGCGCCACGATTAGCCTCATAAAATCCAAGAATACTTTGAACAGATTGTTGAGATTGCTGAAATAATGCCATTAATGTTTGAGGGACTTCATTAGGAGGCAATTTAATTGGCATTTGTCCTGTAATAGGATCCGGAATGGCTGGCAACATACCTTGTTGATTGGCTACATTCTTCCAAACTTCTTCAAGGCCTGCAATATTAGAAGGTGTACCAATAAATTGTTCTCGACGACTTGTTTTTAATGCATAAGCAATTTCAATGGCTTGATAATTATGGAATCGTTGCGCATCTCGTGCATAACGAATAAATGATGACAATCTATCTTGACCATCAATACAAGTACAACCACCTTGTACAAAGATAATAGGCAATTCATTTCCTGGAAATTCTTTACGCTCAATAACTTTGTCATATATTGCTTTGTACATCACTATTTTACAGTCTTGGCGCTCTTTTGTTTCTACTATATAAGGCGCTCCAGGCATTGAAGATTGAATATTCTCCATGGCTTCTGGTGGTATTTGATCGCCTAATAAAGTAGAGAAATCTTCTAGTCTATTTTTTTGTTCTGCATATTGTTTTTGTATTTCTTTCCATTCTTCATCGCGTACCGCTCTTCCATCATTTAAAAGATGAAGTTTAAATTTAAAATATTCTTTTTTGTAATATTCAACAAGAGTTATTTTATCTTTTAATCCCCATGTGAAATCTTGCATTTCAACACGAACAGGAAATGATGATGGATAAGGATATTCAGGATAGGCTTTTTCAAAATCAGCTTTATTCATAGACATATAATAACCGCAATAATGGCCATCACATTTTGTAGGATCTTGAGAATAGGGATCGAAAAATGTCTTCTCAGGATCTTTAATAACACCTATAAAAGGCGATAAATGAAATGAATCAGCATGCTCATAATCCGTATAAATACGCCAAGCGCCAAAACCACCACTCGTCGCATCGCCAAATGCTGTTTGATAAGTGATACGCGATTTAGAATTAAAACAGACATGTCGTAACCAATCTTCATTAAGTTTTATATCTTGCTCAGTTGCTACACCATCAAGTGACTTAACTTGCAATTCTGCCGTATGTTGACGTTGCTCACCATTAACTTTATTTAAAGAATCATAAATAAGATTCATTTGTAAAATAGGTTTGTTATGAAGTAA